AGTATGCCATGGTATCGCCACATGAGACTAATTTATCAAGATAACAGAACATGGCGAGAAGTCATTGAAAGTGTAGCCACCCAAATATAATGGGTATGGGTGATTGGATCATGGCTTCAGCAGAAGTAAAAGAAGCAAACCAAAGCACAGGTAAGAAAGTAAAACTTGGCAATGGTCACCAAATGTTTATTGATCCACATATCTTTGCTAACAATCCTAGATTAGCAACTAAAGATGATACAGACGTAGTATGGGTAGCAAACTATCCTGGTAAAAGACCTTATCTAAAAGGTTCAGATGGTAAACATCTTATTTTTAATGATGAATATAAACCTAAAGCAGGTGAGATATTCTTTAGTCACGAAGAAAAGAAGTGGATAGATAGTTTTGATAAAGGTGACTACATTGTAGTAGAGCCTAATGTTAAAAAGACATATCTACATACAGTTAATAAGTCATGGGATAAATGGGAAGCATTACTTAAACATGATTTACCATGGCTACAATTAGGTGATATATCTACACCTAAATACACAAGGTGGCAAGAAACACCTACCTTTAGAAACGCATTACAAGTATTAAGCAAAGCAAAGTTATTTGTAGGAACAGACGGTGGTTTACATCATGCAGCAGCAGCTTTAGGCATACCATCTGTAGTTATTTGGACAGGATTTACTTCACCGAGGCATTTAGGATATGACACCCATAGAAATATACATGACGGTTCAGATCCATGTGGGACTTTTCATAGCGTATGTAGCCATTGCCTTCTAAAAGCGAAAAACATATCTGTAGAACAGGTTTTAGATGCAGTTAATACTGAGTGGTATAGAACGCAGAGATAACGTCTTAAAACGCTTACAAACGCATTGTAAGGGTATTTTAACAAGAGATTGGGATGGTAAGTCTATTCCTGTAGTTGTTGGCAATTTACATGGTGCTGATAACATACAAATGGAGTGTATGAGACAAAATATACCATATATTCTCATAGATCATGGTTATTTTCACAGAGCTTCAGACTTATCTTGGGCTAGATTCTGTGTAAATAACTACCATTGCACAGATTGGCGTGAGTCTGATAGAGAAACACCTAAAGTTCACGAGTATCGTAGTGGTGAAAACGTAGTTGTGTTACCACCACCAGAAAAGATAGCCTATATTTACCAAACTTCTAATTGGTTAGACAGAACAATAGAAGAAATTAGAAAATATACAGAGAGAAAAATTGTCATTAAGCGTAAAGGCGAAGGTGACTTTAAGAAAACATTAGAAAAAGCTCATGTCATTGTGAGTTTTGGTAGTGTAGCAGACGTAGAAGCTCTTATTCGTGGTGTTCCTGTCATAGGTTCACCATATAGCCCTGCAAACCCTGTATCCAATAACATTAAAGACATAGAAAACTTAACACATTTTGATAGAACAGCATGGTTAAGCTCATTAGCTGCAAGTGAATGGCATAAAGATGAGATGGACAAGTGCTGGGATAGACTAAAAGGACAATTAGATGGCATTTACTAACTATAGTGCGTTTGTAACTACAGTAGAAAACTACTTAGCACGAACAGACTTATCATCACAGATACCTGACTTCATTCAGATGGCTCAATTCAGAATGACTCGTGATTTAAGAACAGAAAGAATGTTAAAGGTTGCTACTGCTGATACAACAGATAGCACAGTAGGCTTTCCTACAGACTTTTTAGAAGTCAGAGAAATACACATGTTAGGTAACCCACCTGTGTTACTAGAGTTTCAGTCACCTGACTTATTCTTTAGAGATGGTCAAACAACATTATCAGGCAGACCTCACTATTTTACAATGTTAGGTACAGAATTTAAGTTTGCACCAGGTCCTGATACAAGCTACACAGTTCAAATTTTATATTATGCTCAACCTACATTTATCTCTAGCACAACAGCTAGTAATTTGTTCTTAGCATATTATCCAGATGCTCTACTTTACGCAACTCTAGCAGAGGCAGAACCATATCTTATGAACGACCAAAGAATTGCTACATGGTCTGCTTTATACGATAGAGCAATTGCTAATATTAAGAAGAGTGATTTAGGTGCAACATATCCATACACAACATTAAGCGTAACACCAAGATAATATGGAATATAAACTTTGTGCTAGTTGCAAAGTAGAAAAGCCTACAAGTAATTTTAGGTGGGCAAGGACTCGTTTTGAGTCATGGTGTAAAGAATGTAAAAGTAAGAACAAGAAAGCATGGTATCAAAAGAATAGAGATACTGAAATAGCAAAGGCAAAAGAATACCATAAGCAAACATACGCAGATAAACGTGAGCATAAAATACAATACGCTAAAGAATGGGTAAAAAATAACCCAGATAAGTATAAAGTAAACGCTAAGAAATGTTATGAAAAAACTAAACTAAAAAGGTTTGCATATCAAGCATTAGCAAGAGCTAAAAGAAGAAATGCAGTACCTACATGGTTTAACACCATTAAAGAAGATGTGCAAAAGATATACATAGAAGCTAGAACTAAAACATTGGAAACAGGGATACCACATGAGGTTGACCATATTATTCCATTAGTAAGTGAATATGTATGTGGATTACACGTTCCTAATAACTTACGTGTCGTAACTAGATACGAAAACAGAAGTAAACAAAATAAATTACAAGGAGTATTTTAAATGGCTGAAATTTCGAACTACCTCGAAAATGCAATCATAAACGCTACATTACGCAACACAACATATACATCAGTCGCAACAGTATATGTATCACTATGGACTTCAGACCCTACAGACGCAGGTAGTGGTACAGAAGTATCCGGTGGTTCATACGCTAGAACAGCAGTTACATTTGCAGCACCATCTAACGGTGTAACAACAAACAATGCTGACGTTACATTCCCAACAGCAACAGCTTCATGGGGAACAGTAGGTTGGATTGGTATTAATGATGCAGCAACATCAGGAAATCTTTTATACCATACAGCTTTGGATACAGCTAAAGCTATTGACTCTGGCGATATTTTTAAGATTTCAACAGGTAACCTTTCAGTTACATTAGCGTAAGGATAAATCATGGCTCTAGTCGTTAAAGATAGGGTAAGAGAAACCACTACGACCACAGGCACAGGCACAGTTACACTAGGTGGTGCTGCTACAGGCTTTCAGTCATTCTCTGTTATTGGTAATGGTAATACTACGTTCTATACTATCCAATTATCCAATACAAATGAGTGGGAAGTAGGTATAGGAACATACACATCTTCAGGCACTACTTTATCTCGTGACACTATCCTAGAGTCTAGCAATGGTGGAACTGCAGTTAATTTTAGTGCAGGTACAAAAGATGTATTTGTGACTTACCCTGCTGAAAAAGCAATTTATGAAGGTAATCTACCTACAAAACTAGTAGTTACAAAAAGAGATACAACTACTGCTGACATTGCTTTAGCTAATGGTTTTCTACCTGTGTTAAATAGAAGTGGCTCAACAATTAATGTTACAGTAAGTTAAGGATAATTATGGCAACTCGTTATGGATTAGTGCTAAATGGCACAACAATACAAGAATTACAGTCAGGTGATAACATCATTGGCTTAACTTCTAGTACAGCACTTCAAAAAGGTGATGGCTCTACTGGTCTTACTGCAGCTACAGCAGGCACAGACTATGTAGCACCAGCAACAGCTACATCATTTACAGCTACTCAAACATTTACAGGCTCAACTTCTACATTAGCAGCAGTATTTCAAGACGCTGCAGAAGTCGTTACAGTATCAGCTACAGCAGCTACAGGCACAATTAATTATGATGTCACTACACAATCAGTTTTATATTATACAACTAATGCTTCAGCTAACTGGACTGTAAACTTTAGAGGTTCTAGTGGAACATCTTTAAATACTTTAATGTCTACAGGACAAGCTCTTACAGTCGTATTTTTAGTCACACAAGGTTCAACTGCATATTATAATAATACTGTTCAAATAGATGGTTCATCTGTTACACCTAAATATCAAGGTGGCACAGCATGGACTTCAGGTAATGCTTCAGGAATAGACGCTTACTCATATACAATAGTTAAAACAGGCTCAGCAGCTTTCACAGTATTCGCAGCTCAAACACAATTTAAGTAGGAATTAGTTAATGTCATTATTGTCAAGACTAGCCGTTCAAGCCGCAAGAGCTTATGGTGTATTGTCATCTAAAAGCACAAATGTATCTGCTGACTATCTTGTAGTTGCAGGTGGTGGTGGTGGTACTGGATATAATGGTGGTGGTGCAGGTGCTGGTGGATTTCAAACATCTACATTTACATTATCCACATTAAATACATATAGCATTACTGTTGGCGCAGGTGGAACTGCTGGAAATAATGCAGCAGGGTCAAGAGGAACAAATGGTGCTGATTCAATTATATCAGGGACTGGTATTACCACAGTTACATCTGTTGGTGGAGGAACATCAGGCGGCGGAGGTGCATCATTATCTCTTGTAAATGGTTCTAGTGGAGGTTCAGGTGGTGGTGCAGGTGGAGCAACTCTCACAGATGCTACGGTAGCTTCAGGAACAGCAGGACAAGGTAACGCTGGTGGTGATAACTTTAATTCAGGTGGTTATGGCTCTGGCGGCGGTGGTGGTGCTTCTGCAGTAGGTGGCAATGGAACAACTAGTGTATCAGGTAATGGCGGAGCAGGAACTGCATCAAGTATTTCAGGCTCATCTGTAACCTATGCTGGAGGTGGAGGCGGTGGTTCAACAGTAGACGGTGCAACTAGAGGAACAGGTGGAGCTGGTGGTGGTGGTAATGGCGGAGCATCAGGTAACGCAGGCACAGCAGGAACTGCAAATACAGGTGGTGGTGGAGGTGGTGGTGCGCACAATCAAAATGGTTCTACAGGTGGTTCAGGCATAGTCATCATATCTTACGCATCTGCTACACCTTTATTCACAGGTGGCACAGTTACTACTTCAGGTGGTAATCAAATACATACATTCACAGCTTCAGGTACATTAACACCTGCTACAGCAGTTACAGCTAGTTATTTAGTAGTGGCTGGTGGAGGAGGAGGTGGTGGTTATTATTCAGGTGGCGGTGGTGGTGCTGGTGGATATCAAGCATCATCTATTACACTTTACTATCCAGCAACTTATACAGTTACTGTTGGTGGCGGTGGTAATGGTGGAGGAACAGCTGCTGGAACTGTAGCGACAAATGGTTCTAATTCAGTTTTAAGTGGAACTGGCATAACTACAGTTACATCTACAGGTGGTGGAGCTGGTGGTAATGGAGGAACTGCACCAACACAAGCTCAAAGAGATGGTGATAACGGAGGTTCAGGCGGTGGTGGTGGTGGAGATACAACTCCTGGATCTGGTGGTACAGGTACATCTGGACAAGGTAATGCTGGAGGTGCAGGTGTAGGAGTTTCAGCAAATTATAGAGGCGGAGGCGGAGGTGGAGCATCTGCTGCTGGAGCATCTGGTTCTGCATCAGGAAATGGTGGTGCAGGAACAGCATCTTCAATTTCAGGCTCATCTGTTACATACGCAGGTGGTGGTGGTGGTGGATTACAAGCATCTTCAGGAGCTGGAACAGGCGGCGCAGGTGGAGGAGGTAATGGAGGTGCAAACGGTAATGGTTCTGCTGGTACTGCTAATACAGGTGGCGGTGGTGGTGGTGGTGGTAGAGATGTTATATTAGGCGGTGCAGGCGGCTCTGGAATAGTTATCATCTCATACGCTGGATCACAACAATTTACAGGCGGAACTGTAACATCATCAGGTGGAAACACAATACATACATTTACAAGCTCTGGTAGTTTAGAAGCTACATTTGAATATTTAGTTGTTGCTGGAGGTGGCGGTGGTGGTGGTTCAACTGCTGGTGGCGGTGGTGGAGCTGGTGGATACAGAACATCTACAGCTACATTAAATACAGGTGTCACATATACAGTTACAGTTGGTGCTGGTGGTAATGGTGGCGCAAATTCTTCAAGCGGTATTGGTTCTAATGGTTCTGACTCTGTACTATCTGGTAGTGGTTTAACCACAGTTACGTCTACTGGCGGTGGTGGTGGAGGTAATGGAAATAATAATAGTGGTAATTCAGGTGGTTCAGGAGGTGGAGGAGGAGGTAAAGACCCACAAGCAGGAGGCACAAACGCTGGTGGTTCTGGAAACACACCATCTACTTCACCATCTCAAGGAAATAATGGTGGCAATGGAGCTAATGCTTATTGGTATTCTGGTGGCGGTGGTGGCGGTGCTTCTGCAGTAGGAACTGCTGGAACTGGAGGTGCTAGTGGTGCTGGTAGCGGTTCATCTGTTGCTGGCAACGGTGGTGCAGGTACTGCATCTTCTATTACAGGTTCTTCCGTAACTTATTCAGGTGGCGGTGGTGGCGGTGCTTTTGGAACTGCTGGAGCAGGTGGAAGTGGCGGTGGTGGAGGCGGAACAACTGGAACTAATGGAGGTAACGGATCTGCAAACACAGGTGGTGGTGCAGGTGGTGCAGGTGGTAGTGGCGGTACAGGTGGAACAGGTGGTTCTGGTGTAGTTATACTTAAAATACCTACTGGAAAATATACAGGCATTACTACAGGTTCACCTACAGTAACAACATCTGGTAACTTCACAATATTACAGTATAATGCTTCTGGTACTTACACATCTTAACAAAAGGAAATAACAATGGCACATTTTGCTCAACTAGAAAATAACATAGTAAAACAAGTAATAGTAGTATCTAATCAAGACATTCTTGATGAAAATGGACAAGAGTCAGAAGAAAAAGGTATTGCTTTTTGCTCTAATCTTTTAGGTGGAACTTGGAAACAAACATCTTATAACGCTAAAATTCGTAAAAATTATGCTGGTATTGGATACACTTATGACGAAGGTCGTGATGCTTTTATCCCACCTAAACCATATAATTCATGGTTATTAGATGAAGATACTTGTCAATGGAAAGCACCTACTCCATATCCAAATGATGATAAAAGATATACATGGGATGAAGAAACAACATCATGGGTAGAAATTAATGCTAATTAAACTTACTAATAACGCAGAAGAGTTTAAAGGTAAGCCATTATTAATTAATCCTGAACACATTATGACTGTGTTTGAAATAGAAAATGATGATGAAGTATCTACTAATGTTTACTCTATTACACAACAATCATGGAATGTTAAAGAAACAGTAGAAGAAATATATAAACTAGTTAAATAAAAAGGTACGATAAATGTTTGGTATAACCTCCTTTGCTGAAACCTCTTTTAGTACATTAGGTAAGATAGGAGGTATAGTATTAGCCTCTGCTCAAGTAAATGCAGACGCTACAGTCACAGCTAATGCTAATGCGATAAAACCATTTAGTGCTGCTATTACAGCAGACGCTACTGTTACAGGTAATGCAACAAGAATAAGGTTAGATAGTGGTTCTATAAACGGAACTGCTAATGTAAGTGCTGTTTACTTACGCATAAGAGATGGTGTAGGTTCTATTACAGGTAACGCTACTGTAACTGCTATAGGTTCGTTTGAAATTGCAGGTTCAGCAAGTATTACTGCTAACGGTCAAGTAGAACTTAATTATGTTCTTATTAGAACAGACTCTGCAAGTATTACAGGCACAACAACTGTATCTTGTTTAGCAGGTTACGAAGTAAGTGGTGAAGGACAAATAGTCGCTAATGCTAGTGTCTATTGTCTAGGTGGTATTATTACAGGTGCAAGTGCATCTATCACACCTATAGCCACAGTTACAGCAAACGGAATTATACAAGGTGAAGGATGGACACCTGTGACACCATCTTCAGATACATGGACTACAACATCTCCAAGTTCAGACACATGGACAACAATTTCACCATCATCAGATATATGGCTCAGACAAGGATAAAACATGGCAAAAACCAAAATTTCAGAGTTTAGTGCAACAGCAGCAGACAATACGGATATTACCAATATCAATATTGCTGAAGGTTGTTCACCAGCTAACTTAAACAACTCCATTCGTAGCTTAATGGCATTACTAAAAGACCAACAAGCAGGTACTAGTGGTGACCCATTTACAGTTGCAGGCACATTAGTATCTTCAGGCACAGTAGACATTACAGGTGCATTTAAACTAGACGGAACTGCAGGTGCTACTGGTCAAGTATTATTATCAGGCGGTGGTAGTAATACACCTACATGGGGTAATGCGTTTGTAGCTGGCATGATAATGCTATGGTCAGGTTCTTCAGCAACTATTCCTAGTGGTTGGGTTTTATGTGATGGCACAAATTCTACACCTGACTTACGTAACCGTTTTGTAGTAGGTGCAACATCTACATATGCTGTAGGTGCTACTGGTGGTAGTGCAGACGCTATTGTAGTAAGCCATACTCATACTGCAACAACAGCTAGTACATCTCTTACAGGTGAAATTACTAGCCAATATGCTAACGGTTCAAACAATGGTGGTACATCTGGCGTATTCTCACAATCTAATTACAACGTAGATGGTGATGGTGGTGAAAGTCGTGCTGGTAGAACTATTTATTTTGATGGTACTCATAGCCACACAACAACTATTAGTTCAACAGGTTCAAGTGGCACTAATGCTAATTTACCTCCATACTACGCACTTTGCTATATTATGAAGGCTTAATATGCCTATACAACGCATAGCATTTAAAGATTGGTTACCTGACCAACCATCTATCCTAGACGCAGTATCAAAAGCTAATAATGTTATTCCATTAGCTGTAGGATATGGTCCATTTAAGTCAGCAGTAAACTATTCAGGTAACGCATCTGAAAACTTAACTAACGTATATGCTACTAAAGTAGATAATGACGTATCTGTATTTGCAGGTGGTCTTACTAAACTATACAAACTAGATAGTTCAGACTTATCCCTAGATGACGTATCTAAATCAGGTGGATATACAGGTATTAACAGATGGCAATTTGTTCAGTTTGGTAACTATGCACTTGCTGCTAATGGTTCTGAAAAGATACAATATTATGATGTAAACTCATCATCATTATTTGCAGACTTAGCTGCAGCAGCTCCAGTTGCTAAATATGTAACAGCAGTTCGTGACTTCGTAGTAGGTGCTAATATAGGTGCAGGTACATATCCTACACGAGTACAATGGTCAGATATTAATGATCCTACCGATTGGACACCAGGTGCTGCATCACAATCAGATTATCAAGATATTCCAGATGGTGGTGACATTACCGGAATTACAGGTGGTGAATTTGGTATTGTATTCTTAGAAAAAGCCATTGTTCGTATGTCATATATTGGCTCACCATTATTCTTCCAATTTGACACGATTTCAAGAAACATTGGGTGTATAGAAGGTGGTTCTATTGCACAATATGGTGGTATTACATACTTCTTATCAGATGATGGATTCTATTCTTGTGATGGTCAAAACATCATTGGTATTGGTGCAGAAAAGGTAGATAGATACTTTTACGCTAACGCTAACATTGGCGATATTGATTCTATATCAGCAGCAGTTGATCCTGAACGTAATCTTGTAACTTGGAACTATACTAACGTATCAGGTGGTCGTTCATTACTTATTTATAACTATGAAACTAAAAAATGGTGTGAAGCAGATACAGATGTAGATTTCTTATCTACATTAGCTACTTCAGGAACATCTTTAGATGCACTAGATTCTGCTTATAATGTATCAGCAGGTTCATTTACAGTAGGTAAATCATATACAATTAGAACAGTAGGCACTACAGACTTTACACTTATAGGTGCAGTCGCTAATACAGTAGGTGTATTATTTACAGCTACAGGTGTAGGTACTGGTAATGGTGTTGCTATAGATATGGCAGCAAGTGCTGCAGCAGCTAAAACAATAGATACACTTGTAACCACTATGGACGATAGACTTTACAAAGGTGGTAAGTTCTTATTTGGTGGTGTTCGTGATGCTAAGATTGTGACATTTACAGGAAGTTATGCTACAGCTAATTTAACTACTAATGACCTAGAATATGGATATAACTCTGTAGTCACACTTATTAGACCATCTGTAGATAATGGATCAGCTACTATACAAATAGCAAGCAGACGTATGTTAGATGATACTATTACATATTCTACATCTAAAACTACAGATCAAGAAGATAGATGTTCTGTAAGAAGTGCAGGTCGTTATCATAGAGTAAGTTTAACACCTACAGGTGCTAACTGGTTCTCTGCAATTGGAATGGATATAGAATACTCTGAACAAGGAACAAGATAATGGCACGTAGTGATATGTACCGTAAACTACCTTGGACAGGTGGTGATGCAAGAAGTGTAGCAGAAATTGTGAACAATCTTGTAGAAGGTAAGTCTAACAATACCGGCACAATTACATTAGTCGCTAGTGGTGCAGTATCCACTACAATTAATGATGAACGTATAGGATATAACTCATATATTGGGTTAGAGCCTTTATCACAAACAGCAGCTAGTACATACTTTCCATACGGTGCTTTCCAAGATACCACAGATCAAAGTTTAGCTACAATTACAGCTACAGGTGATATTACACTTAACACTACAGACTATTCTTTAGGAACAAGTCTTGTAGATAGTTATAAAGTAAAAGTAGATTATTCTGGACTTTATAATGTGCAGTTTAGTATTCAATTAGCTAATGATGATTCACAAATACAAGATGTAGATATATGGCTTAGAAAAAATGGATCAGATGTTGCAGGTTCTAATAGTAAGTTTTCTATAGACAGTAAACATGGTAGCGTTAAAGGTCATGTGATTGCAGCATTAAACTTTAATATAGAACTAGCTAAAAATGATTATGTAAGTTTAGCATGGGCTACTACTTCTACAGCAGTTATCATAGAACATATTGCAGCACAAAGTAATCCTACTAGACCTGTAACACCTAGTGCTATTGTAACTATTCAGTATTTAAGTGCTAATTCATACACTACAAACTTATTTACAGAACCTTACATTAGCTCACAATCTCAAGGTACTGCAACCATTAGTCACCCTGCAAATACAGGCACGAATAAGGTATATCGTTATATAATAGTAGGATGATTCTACATTATATACCTAAAGACCAATTACGTGCTAATTGGCAGTTTATCAAGCATGGTTTAGAGATTATAAGAAGTAAAGGCAGTCCTGAATGGATTGTAGAAGATGTCTATTGTGATTGTTACGAACAACGATCTATGGCATTTTTAGCAATTACTAATAATCAACCTTATGGTTTTGTAGTATTACAGCCTATAGGAAATGCACTTCATGTATGGGCAGCATGGTCATCTATCAATGATGAAGATTTACTTCAACAAGCATGGCAAGAAATTCAAGCAATAGCAAAACAAGGCAGTAAAACAAAAATTACTTTTACATCTCAAAGACGTGGTTGGGATAGAAAAGCTATCAAAATGGGTTTAAAACCTTCAACATGGGAATTTACACTTTAAGGAAATAATATGTTTAAGTTACACAATTGGGTACAAGAATTAGTAGAATCATTCACATTCTACGGTGGTGGTGGAGGTGGCGGTCAGTCACAAACTACGACTTCTGGTATTGATCCGTCTATGAGACCTTATGTTGAAAAAGGTTTATCAGAAGCTCAAAAATTATACGAAACATACACACCACAATATTATGCTGGTCAAACATACGTAAGCCCATCTGCACAAACAGAAGCAGCACTTACTATGGCAGAACAACAAGCAAGAGCTGGTAGTCCTCTTATTAACCAAGCTCTAGCACAACAACAAGGTGCTATAGGTGGTTCATACTTAGGTGCTAATCCATATTTAGAAGCAGCATTAAGACCAGGTCAACAAGCAGCTACACAAGCATATCAACAAGCTATTGGTTCTACACGTAGCAATGCAGCTCAAGCAGGTCGTTATGGTTCAGGCGCACAAACACAATTAGAATCATTATCACAACAAAATCTAGCTAATGCTTTAGCAAACCAAGCAGGTGCAGCAGCATATCAAAACTATGCAGCAGAACGTGGTTTACAAGAACAAGCAGCTAGAAATGCACCTACTATGGCTCAAGCAGCTTATCAACCTATTAACCAACTATTACAAACTGGTCAAGCACGTGAAAACTATGCTCAACAAGCTCTACAAGCAGAACTTGATCGCTTTAACTTCCAACAAAACTTACCATACCAAAGACTTGCACAATTTACATCTACAGTTGCAGGTCAACCATTAACTACAAGATCAGAAACAACATCTAGTGGTGGCGGTAAGATTGTATGTACAGCTATGAACGCTGAATATGGCTTTGGTAGCTTCCGTAATGCTATCTGGTTAGCTCAATCTAAAGACTTAGACCCAGCATACGAAAAAGGTTATCACACTCTATTCTTACCATTAGTAAACTATGCTTACAAAGCAGGTGAAAAGAATGCCCTACAACGCATTTTAAGGTGTGTTTTAGAGCATATCGCAAGACATAGAACTGCTGATATATGGAAACAAAAAAGAGGTAAAAAACGTGATGTTTATGGCATGATTTATCGTGCTATTTTAGAGCCAATCTGCTATGTAGTAGGAAAGGTAGGCAAATAATGAGTGATCCAATAACAGCAGCAATGGTAGGTGCAGGTGTAAGCGGTGGCACATCTTTACTCAGAGGTAAAAGCCTAGGTTCTTCATTAAGAAATGCAGCAGTAGGTGGTGCATTAGGTGGTGCAGGTAGCTATTTAGGTGGTGCTATGGGTGGCGCAGGTAATATTGGTGGCGCTGCAAAAGGTGGTATTAACTTTAATAGTATTGGCTCTGGCTTAGGTGGAACAGGTTTACCAGCAGGTGGACAAGGTATTAATGTATTAGGTAATGTAGGAACTGGCATTACACAAACATCTAATCCTTTACTATACTTAGATGATACTCTAAATTTAACAAACCCAGTTAGCAATAGTGTATTTAGCACAATGGGTAATACAGTTTTAGATTCAGTTAGGTCTAATCCATTCCAAACAGTAGGCTTGGGTATGAATGTATATGACAGAATAAATCCATCTGCAGCTCCATTACAACCATCTCCAATGTTAAGCGCACAACAACTTATGGGTAATCAAGGTGCAACACCTATCCCACAATTTAACAGCATGTTGCAATTACCACGCAGACCAATTTTAATAGGATAAATCATGGCATTACAAGACTATTTAGGTGGTATTAATATCTTTGGAACACCAATTCCTACAGGTATTTTAGATCCACAACAAGAAGAAAAACTACGTAATCAAGCATTGGTTTCAGGTCTTATTGGAACTGCTGCTAACTACTTAGCAACCCCTAAAAATTTAGGCGCAGGAAGTCCATTACCATATTTAGCTAAAGCATATGTAGGTGGTATGGGTGCATCTCAAGGCACAGTAGATACTGCATTAAATAACTTATATAGACAACAATTATTAGCATCAAGAGATGATAGCGATAGATTATACAATGTAGATGGTGCTTTAGTAGATAGAGCAGGTCAAGTTATTTATCAATCACCAACAAAACAACAAAAAAGAGATACTGCTGTCGTAGATGGTGTTGTTGTTGATGTTAATACAGGAGAGGCAGTATATACATCTCCTAAACAACAAAAACTTAACACAGATATTATTGATGTTGGTGGTAAAAAAATTCTTATAAATAAAGATACTGGCGCACCAATACAAGAATATAAAGTAACAGGTGGTGGGTTAGGATTAAAAGATATTTATGGTGAACCACAAAAAGATGAAAATGGGAAATTAGTTTACATTCCAAAAATACCTGGTTATCCAGTTAGAGATATGGGTGGCAACGTTATTCAAGGTGATGTTAAACTTCCTGAAAAAGCAGGTGAAAAATTAACAGAAGGTGAAAGAACAGCAGGCTTTTTATCTGAAAGACTTAATAACTCACTTAACCAATTAAAACAAGTAACAGGTCAACAACCATCTGCTGCTAGTCCAAATGTAAAAGCTGAAGCAATTAAGTTCTTTACTCGTTCTGATTACCTTAAAAATTTAGCTAATCCACAATCTAGACAACAAGTAGAAGCTGCACAATATGATATTCTAGACTCAGCTCTTACATTAGGCACAGGTGCTGCTTATACAAGAGAACAATTAGAATCATATCGTCAATCTTACTTCCCACAATTAGGCGATAAACCTAAAACAGTTGAAGATAAAGCTAAACGATTAGAAAACTTACTTGAAGCAGCATATAAGAAAGCTGGTCGTGCTGCACCTAAAGAAGCTCAACCACAACCTTCAATGACTATGCCAGCTACACAAGGTTGGTCTATTAAGAAAAAAACAGGGGGTTAATAATGGCAGTATTTGAAATCACTTCACCAAGTGGAGAAGTATTTGAGATTACCGCACCAGAAGGTGCTAGTGAACAAGATGTATTATCTTATGCACAATCTCAATTTGCTAATCAACCTGCACCAGTAGCACAACCACAAGCAGAGCAAACAACATTTGAAAGAATTAGATCAGGTAACTTTCCAGCAGCAGAAAGATTTAGAGCTGGATATGAGCAAATGCCAAAGTTTTTACAAGACCCTTATTTAGGATTAAGTGCTGGTACTTTAGGTAAAGTAAGTGCAGAAATGTTCCCTAATATTGCTAGAACAGTAAGCCAAACAATACCTGAAAAGCTTATGCAAAGTGCTTTAAAACCAACTCTAAAACAATTAGAAACAGGTCAAGCAGCTACAGCAGTTAAAACTATGCTAGAAGAAGGTATTAACCCTACTCAAGCTGGTGTGCAAAAGATACAATCTAAGATTAAAGACTTAAATACTCAAGTAGCTAATAAGATTGAATCATCTACAGGCACAGTTAAAAAGACTGATGTTCTTAAATACTTGGATGAATTAGAAGCTAAAAAACTTAAACAAGTAAATCCTGCTGACGATATTGCAGCTATAGATAGAGTTAAGCAAGAGTTTATGAACTTTAACAAGCCTGTTATTAAAACACCAGGTCAAGCTATTCCTGTTCAATTAGCACAAGAATTAAAACAAGGAACTTATGGTTCTCTTGCTAAAAAATATGGTCAACTTGGTTCTACAGAAGTAGAAGCTCAAAAAGCATTAGCACGTGGCTTAAAAGAAAAAGTAGGTGAAACAGTACCTGAAGTTCTTGGTTTAAACAAAAAAGAATCACAACTTATTAATACATTAGATGTTGTAGAACGTAGAGCATTAATGGAATTAAATAAGAATCCAGGTGGTTTAACTTGGTTATCTGAAAACCCAATGGCAGCAGCAGGTTTTATGGCTGATAAAAGTGCTTTGTTTAAATCTTTACTTGCTAGAGGTCTTTACAATATTGGGCAAGGTACAAGTAAAATTAAAGGACTTTTGAATAGACCACAAGCAGCAAGAGCTGGTGGACTTTTAACACAACCTACAGAAGAATAAAGGATTTTAGAATGAGTGATATTGACCCATTCAAATATGGACAACTTGTAGCTCAAGTTGAGCAAATGGAAAAAAAGATAGATAAGTTAGAACAAGGCATGGATGAACTTCTAGCATTAGCTAATCGTGGTAGAGGTGGATTCTGGGCTGGTATGACTATAGCATCATTTTTAGGTGGTTTAGCTACATTCTTTATGCACAACTTGCTAGGAAAATAACATGAAAAACTTTCTTATGGGTATTACTCTAATACTCTTATGGTTATTTTTATATGACTATGCGTATAGTAAAGAATTACCCAAAGAAATGTCAATGGCTACAGAAGCTGGTGAAGTAGTATTAACACTAGAAGAATGTACGTTTACTAAAATGGGTTTACGTGGCTATCCTTATGCTGCTTATGCTACAGATAAAGGTAAGGCTAATCACGAAGGTTGCTGGAAGAAAGAATCTGTAAACAACATGGAATCAGTATTAATTTACTTTCCAGAGATAGATGCAACAGCAGTATATAACCCACAACTATTTAAACCACGTTCAACACTATGACATTCATAACTGAAAATAACATAGCCAATCTATATTCAGCTCTTATAGAGTTTCCAGTATTTGAAGATTATAAACTACCCCCTGCAAGTCGTGTTGATTTCGTAGTGGTACATGACCATAGTATATGTGGACAATATGAGCCACCTGAAGCTGGTGAACCTCATGTTATTACTATATCTACAGCTAAATGCGGTCATTTAGATACAGTATTAAAGACCCTAGCACATGAAATCATACACATGATATGCTATTTAGAATCACCTAAAACAGATAAATATACTAGCCATAAAGGTTTATTTTTAAAACTACAAAAGAGAGTAGCTAACACACTTGGCTACGATCCTAAAGAACTATAAGGAGTATTATCATAGACCCAATTACTATACTAGCAGCATTAGGACCATTAGCAGTAGATTTAGGTAAATCACTTATCAACAGATTTGTAGCACCTGACCAATTTAAACCTGCAACCATAGAACAATATGCTCAAATGAAACAAATTGACCTAGAGTTCTTTAAGGTTATGAATGAAGCTGGTGGTGGTAATCCATCTTATCCATGGGTAGAAGCTATTGTAAGACTCATGCGACCATCTATAGGTTTATTAGTATTAGCAACATGGGCAGCTATGCACTTACAAGGTATTGCAACACCAGAAGTAGATAACTTTGCTAGTGCGGTTGGTTTCTATCTCTTTGGGGAACGTAGTTTATTCTACATTAAAAAGAAATGATAGTCTTAGACATACTTAACTTTATTGGTTTAGCCATACTTAAACTTATTGTAGTTTCATTGCTATTCGTAGCTATGGGATTCTCTATTTTATTTATGTATGCTATGCAAATCTTAACTAAAGCACTTACACATATTGACAAGAATGTTAATTGAAGTAAAGCGGTTTGAGTTTAAAGATACACATACGATAGGCAAGATGTACATAAATGGTGTATATGAATGTTATACGCTAGAAGATGTAGTCAGAAATGGCAGTAAAGTAATAGGTAAGACTGCTATCCCTACCGGTGAATATAAAGTGATTATAGACGCATCTGTACGCTTTAAACAAGATATGCCACATATACTAAACGTTCCTAACTTCACAGGTGTTCGTATTCATGCTGGTAATACTTCAGCACATACAGACGGATGTATCTTACTTGGCACAACATGGTCAGGTAAAGACTTTATAGGTAACTCTAAGTCAGCTTATAAGAAATTCTTTGACAAACTAAAACAAGCTAAGACAGCAAAAATTATCATATGTTAGATTACTTTATCTGCGATATTCTTTGCGCTATAGATCACTTTAAATATGTTTTCTTATTGATTATCATGTATTTAGTGTATAATAAAGTATCTCAACACTAGGAGAGTTACTTGAAGATACTACTTTTAGATATAGAATGCGCACCCAATTTAGCAACGGTATGGGGGATTTGGCAGCAGAACATTGCGCTTAATCAACTCCTAGAATCATCTTACACACTATGCTATGCAGCCAAATGGTATGGTGAGAAAAAGATTATGTTTGACTCTGTATATAAAACAGACCGTAAAGCAATGCTAAAGTCTATCCATAAACTCATGGATGAAGCAGACGCAATCGTTCACTATAATGGCAATAGGTTTGATATACCTATGCTTAATAAAGAGTTCCTAGAAGCTGGTATGCCACCTCCTAGCCCAGCTAAACACATAGACTTACTACAAACATCTCGTAGCAAGTTTAGATTTGTTTCTAACAAACTAGACTATATTGCACAGCGTTTAGGTCTTGGTAAAAAGACAGCTCACGAAGGTCATGAGTTATGGCTTAAAGTTATGAATAACGATAAGTCAGCATGGAAACGCATGGAAGAATACAATAGGAATGATGTTGTATTATTAGAGAAGGTATATGATAAGTTTAAAGGTTGGATAAGTAATCATCCTAATCACAATCACTTCTCAGAAGAAAGAGTATGTCCAAGTTGTGCAAGTCATAAAGTTC